ATCAGATGGTACAGTGGGAACCTTTAGGGTCGATAGGCTCACCAGACCGTCTTGATGCTTTAGTTTGGGCTTTAACCGACCTCTCACTTAACGGATACGCAAAACCACAATTAAAATTAGCGTACTCCAGTGCCAAGGGTTTAATGTAATAAGATGGCAAAGAAACTTTCAGAGACAGAAGCAACCCAAGTTTTAGGGATTGCTGGAGATAATACACAAAACGGTCAAATCCGTGCTGACGAGTTTCTGCCTGAACTGCGTGGCAAACGTGCTATCCGTAAGTATCGTGAGATGCGTGACAATGACAGTACTATTGGTGCTGTTATGTATGCGACAGAGCAAGTACTACGTGACGTAGACATTAAGGTTATGCCAGCCAATGATACACCTGCAGCTAAACGTGAAGCTGAGTTTGTGGAAAGTATCTTTGATGACATGGATCATACCTTAGATGACCATATCTCTGAGGCTTTGTCGTCCCTGACATATGGTTTCTCTTGGTTTGAGGTTGTATATAAAAGACGTAAAGGCCCAAACAATCGTTCTGATAAGTCACGGTCTAAGTTTACTGATGGACGTATTGGTGTCCGTAAGATTGCATCTCGTGCGCCTTGGACTATTTCTAAGTTTGACGTAGACCAGAAGACAGGTGATGTCTTAGGTGTACACCAAGAAGGTGCAGGGTTTAACAATACTAGCTTCATTCCTACTCGTAAGTCTTTATATTATCGCACTACAGCTATTAACAACGATCCTTCTGGTCGTTCTATACTACGTAATGCGTATACTTCTTACGAATATCTTAACAACCTACAGAACATCGAAGCTATCGCAGTTGAACGTGAACTTGCAGGTATTCCTGTGGCTCGTATTCCTGCTGAGTACCTCAGTACTGATGCTACTTCCGCACAAGCTGGGTTTGTCGGAAACCTGCAGCAGATACTCAGAGATGTTAAGTTTAACGAGCAGGGATATATTATCCTGCCCTCAGACACCTACCCCGATAAAGACGGAAGTCCTACCTCCAATCGGCTCGTAGATGTTGAGCTTATGGCCTCTAATGGTAAACGTAATATTGAGATTGACCCTATTGTAAAGCGGTATCAGCATGACATTGCTCGTTCCGTACTTTCAGAGTTTCTTATGCTTGGTGGTGGCAACACTGGTTCGTATGCCCTATCCAAGTCTAAGACAGACCTGTTCCTCCGTGCCTTAGAAAGTTACATCCAAGCTATCGTCGATGTCTTAAATAAACAGCTTGTCGAGAGACTTTGGGAGCTGAACGGTCTGCCCTATGACCTAATGCCAACAGTAGTTGCAGGTGACGTTGCACCACACGACCTACGTGAGATCGCAGCATTCCTACGCAACCTAAATGGCGCAAATATTGATGTGTCGTCACATCCAGAGGTTATCCAAGACCTTATGGATATTGCTGAACTAAGATACGAGCAAGAGATAGATGACACTACACCAGAAACCTCAGAAGAAGAGAATTAAACATGGCAACTTTAGGAAATGCCGTATTTGACAGTGGACTATCCACTTTAACAAATAGCGGAACACGTATCGACATCTGCACGACAGAACCAACATCTTATGCAGAAGCTACTTCGACTTACACACTGGGCAATGCAACGGTTTCAATCGGCTCACCAGCAGATCGTACAGGTGGTGGACGAGAAGTAACTGTTGGTGCTGTAACTGATGAAAGTGTTACAGGAACAGGTACTGCTGCTTACTACGCAATTTCTAACGGTAGTGATACTGTATATGCGACAGGAAGTCTTACATCGCCTCAGTCTGTAACAAGCGGAAATACATTCTCTATGGGTGCATTTACTATCGGTATCCCTGATCCTGCTTAATTAGTAAATTTGGGGGTCTACGATGGGCGTACTATTAAATAGAGCAAAGATGACAACCACCACAACAGGGACAGGGACTCTTACCCTTGGTTCTGCTGTCACTGGTTATCAATCTTTTGCAGATGCAGGTCTAACAGACGGTCAGACTGTAACTTACGTTATAGAAGATGATGCAGGTGCTTGGGAAGTGGGTACAGGCACATACACCGCTTCTGGTACAACATTATCTCGTTCAGTTACAGAGAGCAGTAATTCTGGTGCTGCAATCAACCTTTCTGGTAACGCATATGTCTTTGCTAGTATCTCAGCGGCAGACTTAGGGGCATTTGCTACTCTTACTGGAACAGAGACCTTAACAAACAAAAGTCTTACTTCACCTAGTATTACAGGAACCATCCTAGAAGATGTATACACAATTAGTGGTACATCAGTAACTCTAGACCCCGACAATGGTTCTCTTCAAACACATACTCTCACTGGCGCAACAACTTATACAGACGGTTTATCATCAGGCGAATCAATAGCATTGATAATTGATGATGGTGCAGCTTATACTATTACGTGGCCCACTATGACATGGGTTAATAATGCCGCTGCTGCACCTACACTTGCCACTGATGCAAAAACTGTAGTTGCTTTATGGAAAATATCTACGACCTTATATGGCGCACTTGTTGGTGATGGAACTTAATAAAGGGAACTTAAAATGGTCGGTTTTACCCCTTTATCCTCAGCGACACTAGCGGAAAGCCAAAGTGATCCTATAAGATATACGCTTGCGGCTGATGCTATCCTTACTGGAAACCCAGCACTAGAAGCTGTCGTATTTACAGAGGGCGAAAATTTCGCTACAGCAGGTATCTTATCTGGTACGCCTGATCTAGCAACAGCAAGCCTAACTCAAGCTCAGACGCTTGCAGCCAGTGGTTTTATCACAGGCACACCTGATCTAGCGACAGCAAGTCTTGTAGAGGCTTACAGCTTCACCGCTAATAATATTACTACTGGTGCTGCAGAAGTAAACTCAGCTACCTTAAGTTTACCTCAAAGTCTTTCAGCAGATGGTTTTGTTCTAGGTTCTCCTGTACTAGCTACAACAGAGCTTACAACAAAGAGGACTTCTTCTCAAAGGCAGCAAGCTGGTAACTGGCAACGCAGAACTTTTGAAGTACCTGATGGTCGTCTTGTCCAAGGTGAACGTGAGATATATAACCTCTTTGGTGATGTTGTCTCTATTGATCTAAAGTCAAAGTCTCTTATTAAGTTTGGTAAGTCTGGTGATCTTTCTGCAGATACTTTAGAGACAGTCTGGACTGTAGGTGGACATGAAGTTTACGTTACAGATAATACTATAACACATATCTCATCTTCTTCTGCCTCAGATAATCAAGCTATTTTCATTGAGGGGCATACTGTAACTGGTACAGGTGCAAACTCTCAGTTTACTTTCTTAACTCAGGTTGCAAGCCTTAATGGACAAACACCTGTAGAGTTAAACATACCCTTAGCACGTATTTCTCATATCTACAACAACGGAAGTACAGAATTGCAAGGAAGAGTTGTTGCCTACGAGAACACCACAACTGTCGGTGGCATACCTTCAGACGCAACAAAAATTCACATTGATATTCCTCAAGGATTACAAGGTTCACTTAAAGGTGCAACAACATTCAGTGATGAAGACTACCTTATTCTCACTGGGGGGTTCGGCTCTGTAAGTAAGAAGCAAAATGCTGCAGTAGACTTTTACTTAGAAGTTCGTAAAGCTGGTGGTGTCTTCGTTCAACAAGCTGCTGTAAGTGCCTCTTCTGGAAGTTCTTGGGAAGTAGAACTAGACCCTGCCGTTATCATACCCAGAAATGCTGATGTACGTATTACAGCGGAAACAGCTTCAAATGGTGCTGTAGTATTCGGGGTCTTCAAAGGTTACATAGCGAAAGTCATCTAAATGCCTAAAACAGCCCTCAAAAATAAGATGGAAGCTCACAACAAGAAGTCTAAGCATAAGGTGACTATGCGTATGCTAGAGGCTGTCTATGATCGTGGTGTTGGTGCATACCGTACAAACCCTGCAAGTGTTCGTCCTAACGTCAAATCACCTGAACAGTGGGCTATGGCTCGTGTCAACAGCTTCCTGCGTATCGTAAGCGGCTCTAAGTCTGCTAACCACGATAAAGACCTACTACCTTCGTCGCATCCATCCTCATCCAAAAAGAAGATGCTAAAGGCACAATATGCTAACGATGTCTTCACGACAGAGATGGAAGCACGTAGCCGTTCTATGGACATGGGTTGCGGTGGAGCTATCCACGTACATGAGGTCGAAGGACAGGCCGTTTATATGCCCTGTGGAAGCCATGAAGAGTATCTAGACTACTACCGTACCGAAGATGAGCAAGAAGACGCCTCAGTGGATCGCTTAGAGGCTCTCAGGGTCATTGTACAGGAAGTGATGAAGGAAGAATTTGCCAAGGCTGAATACCAAGGCGAAAAAGTAACTTTAAACAAGCCACGCAGATTGTCAGGTGGCAACAAAAAGTTTGAAGTTTTTGTGCAAGATGGCGACAAAGTAAAACGAGTTACCTTTGGTGATCCTAACATGGAAATCCGTAGGGATGACCCTAAAGCAAGAGCTAACTTCCGTAGTCGTCATTCGTGTGATACCAAGAAAGATAAGACAACAGCAGGTTACTGGTCTTGTCGTATGTGGGAAGGAGGCACTAGCGTGTCTGAACTAACAAAATCAGTCGAGGGTCAAATCCTCAAAGCTGACGAAGAACAACGCATGGTCTATGGCTGGGCATCAGTAGTAACCGAAAAGGGTGAACCTGTAGTTGACCGCCAAGGCGATGTGATAGAACCTGAAACACTTGTTAAAGCTGTAAATGGCTTTATGGAACATGTGCGTGTAGGTAAAGAAATGCATAAAGGGGATCAGATTGGAGCAGTAATCCATTCTATGCCAGTCACTAAAGAGATTGGTGAGTCCCTTGGCATACAGAGTGACCGTGAAGGTTGGATCGTAGCGTTTAAAGTATATAACGATTACGTTTGGGCCAAGGTCAAATCTGGTGAATTAGCGGCCTTCTCTATTGGGGGTCGTGCAATCAAGGAGGACTATAGTGCCTAATTTATTGAAACAGCTTGAACTGGATGAATTGTCCCTTGTGGATCGTCCTGCCAATGCACAGGCAATGGTCTCCTTGTTCAAGCGTGATGATTCCAATGGAGATAACATGGAACAAGAAGTAGACAAAATGTCAGATGACCTAAAAGCAAAACTAAAGCCATACATGGATAAAGGTATGTCGGAAGAAGATGCTATGAAGGCTTATGAAATGGACATGAAGAAATCTGAAGCAGTAGAGATTGACGAACTTGATGTTGTCAAAGCTGAAAACGATGCTCTTAAAATTCAGAACGAAGACCTTCGTAAAGCTCTTATCGACAACGGCTTTGTAATCAAAGCTGACACAATCGAAAAGAAAGTTGAACCAGAATACATTGAGTATGAAGGTGAGCAAATCAACAAAGCTGATGTACCTGCTGTAATTCTAAAAGCCTTAGAAGAAGCAGAGTTTGCAAAAGCTGATGCTGAACTAACAAAACGTGCAACAGAAGCACTACCACACTTTGCAACAGACGTTGCTAAATCTCTAGTCGCAGAGTTTGGTGAAGTAGAATCTGTCATGGAATCACTGAAAGCTGCAGACGCAACTTTTGCTGAGACTATGGAAGAAGTTGGTAAATCAGACGCAGATGGTGAGTTTGCTACTGCTACTGATAAACTAGAGACCCTTGTTAAGTCTTACATGGACGACAACAAAATGAAGAAGAGTGACTACGCTAAAGCATACGCTGCCGTAGCTAAAACCGACGAAGGTAAAGCTCTTATTAACAAAAGCTATAAAGGGGAATAATTATGGCTGTAATGCAATCCCGTGACACACGGACATTCATTGCTGGCGAAGACCTATCGTCGGCGCAATTCAAATTCGTAACACTAGAATCAGATGGTCAAGTTGACCTAGCTGACGCTGCAGGTGAGAACTGTATCGGTGTTTTGATTAACGACCCAGCGGCTGCAGAAGCAGCAACTGTTGTTATGTCTGGTAAAGTAATGGTAACTGCTGGCGGTACAATCGCTGCAGGTGCTGCTGTTGCCACAGACGCTTCAGGTGACGCTGTAACCGCCGCTTCCACTAATATTATTATGGGTTACGCAACTGAGGCGGGTGTTGATGGTCAAATCATCGCTATCGAACTCATCCAAGGCGGCAACGCTGCGGCGTAATCAGCAATAGGAAGGATATAGAAAATGCCATTGCTAACACCAAATTCGGTACATATTGATCAGCCGTTAACAAACCTGACCATTGCTTATGTACAAGACCAAACAAACTTCATCGCTGACAAGGTTTTCCCTGTTATCGGTGTAGACAAACAGTCAGATAAATACTACATCTATGACCGTGACAACATGAACCGCACAGGTGACGTTAAGGCTCTTGCGCCTCGTACAGAAGTCAACCGCATCGGTATGTCATTGTCAACAGATAGCTTCTATGCAGACGTATACGGTCTGGGTATGGACTTCGATCAGCAAACACTTGCTAACGAAGATGCTGCTCTAGACATTCGTGCTGCTGGCGCACAAACTCTGACAAACCGCCTATTGATCCACCGTGAAGAGCAGTTTGCTTCAAACTTCTTCGCAGCTTCAATCTGGGGTTCAGAATCAACACCATCAAACTTGTGGTCAGACTACACAAATGGTACACCAATCGCAGACGTAACAACTGCTCGTCGTACTATGCAGCTTAAGTCTGGTGGCTTCAAGCCAAACACAATGGTTGTCGGTAAAGAGGTGCGTGACATCTTGATCAACCACCCAGACATCCTAGCACGTTTGAACGGTGGTGCAACTGTATCAAACACTGCATTGATCACCAACGCTAAGTTGGCTGAAATCTTTGAAGTAGAAAACTTCTACGTCATGGAAGCAGTGAAAAACACATCTGTAGAAGGTGTTGCAGAAAGCAATGCGTTCATCGGTGGTAAACATGCTCTATTGGTACACGGCCCAGCGGCAGGTGGACTAATGACACCAATGGCTGGTGCAACATTTGCATGGAACAACCTATCAGGTGTCAACAACTTGGGCGTAACTGTAGAGTCATTCTCTGACGATGCACTTAAGCGTCAACAAGTTGCAGAACACATCCAAGTTAAAATGTCATACGACATGAAAGTCACAGGCGCAGACTTGGGTTACTTCTTTGACACAGTTGTTGCGTAAGATAAAACTCTGGTGGGGGCGTAAGTCCCCATCAAACCCGACTATAAACAACGAGGAAGATGATATGGCCCGAAGACCAATGCCCTTCCAGTTTGACCGCCCTGTATTTGTCCGTATTCCCTTTGATGGGCATAAGAGACACTTTGAAGCAGGTGATGAGTTCAAGTGGAAAGAGTTAGGTGTAGACGAAATTCGTGTAGAGATACTCTATAACAAAGGTTGGTTGCACCACAACTCTGAGATGGAAGTAAAGACAAAAGTCGGTGATGGACTAGAAGAACTAGATGTTGCAGGACTACACGATGTTGTAGACGCAATCAATGCTAAAGTTAAAGATAAGTCCCAATCACAAGCAGACTTTGATAAGAAAAAATGTAAGAAGTCCAAGATTGCTGATAAACAACGTGGGCTTATTCGTAGTTGGCGTAGAACTTACGGACACTTGGAGAACTAATCATGGCTTGGAGCTACGACGAAACTGATCTTGGAACTACGACTGCATCTGGTCGTTTAAATTCTGTACGTCTGCTTCTTGGAGACACAGATACAAATGATCAACAAGTGCAGAACGAAGAGATTACTTTCGGTCTAGCCCAAACTAATGATAACGTATACTTTGCTGCTGCATGGTGTGCAAGAGTTGTCGCTGCCAAGTATTCACGACAAGTAAATACAAGCCTAGATGGTGCATTAAGTGCAGACTATACAGACTTAGCCAAGCAGTATGCAAACCTAGCAGAGAACCTAGAGTATCAAGGCAAGAAAGCTGGTGCTGTAGTAGGTATCAAAGCAGGTGGCATCAGTAAAGCTACGATTGATACGGTACGTGCCAACACAGATCGTGTTACACCTTCATTCCGTCGAGACCGCTTCCGTAACCCACCTAGCTACAGTGGTGATGAGTACGGCTCAGATTACGATTAAGGAGAATTACAATGGCTACTTTCAGAGCTTACGATCTCCTTAAATTGGTTCAGGATCATGGACAAGAGCTAACACTACGAAAAAAGACAACTGCAGGAACTTATGATCCTGCTACAGGTTCAGTCTCAGGTTCAGCAACAACAGATTATGTAGTGGAAGGTTACTTCTTTAATTTTTCCACTGGACTACCTATCGGTGATGAAATCAGACGAGGTTCTCGCCGTTGTGTAATTCCTGCACTGGGCTTGGCAGTAGAACCAGATGATGAAGACCAGATCATAGGACAAGGTGATACAGTTTCTGTCGTTAGGGTAAATACAATCTTCTCTAATGGTGTTAAGATTTGTTATATCTGTGAGGTCTCAGAATAATGCCTAAGATACAAGACACTTTCAGCAGACTTAAAGGCCAACTAAATGATATGGCTGAAGAACAAGTCAAAGAAAGACTTGTAGATATGGCTGACTATACTACTCGTATTTCTCCTGTTGATACTGGTGCATATGTAACCTCTTTCTCTATAACAACTGGTGCTGGTCGCCCAAGAGGAAAAAGCTCAGAAAATAGACTTAAAAACCAAAACCCACAAGTTAAACAGGGTGAAGGTTTTGATTTACTTATGGGTGATATAGCCAAGTTAAATATTTCAGACAGACTTGCTAGTGGCAACATGAGGGTTACTCTTCGTAATAATTCACCACATGCAAGAGATGTAGAGGATGGTGCTAACTGGCGTTCAAGTGGTTATCACGTATTCGCAAGAATTAGGAGAAAGTTTGGATGAGCATTTACAATAATATTCGTGCTGCTCTAGAAAGCCATCTTTCCACTACAGCCGACCTACCCGATATTGCCTATGAGAATGTCTCTTTTGACCCTACAACAGGGTCTAGCTTTCTTAAGGTAGCCTTTGTGCCAGTTTCCCGAAGACCTGCTGTACGAGGCTCAAATCCACAGCAACGGTACGATGGTGTTTTCCGTGTATTCTGTTATACACCAGAAGGTAACGGCCCTGCTGCTGCTGATGACCTAGCTAACAAGGTAATGGATGCCTTTGATGCTACAACAGACATCTCTTTTACACCAGCAGGTGGAGATGAAATCATAGTTTCTGTAGACTATGCAGAACGAGATAGTGGGTTTGTAGATACACCTTGGTATTACGCAACAGTGAATATCGGTTGGTACATCTTCGCCCAATAAAGGAATTGCTTATGTATACAGCAAAACAAAACTTTGCCTGTCAAGGTAAAACATACAAAGAGGGAGATAAAATCCCTGCTAAAATTGCCAAAGGACTGCCTGAACACTTGGTAGAATCTCCAAAGGCTAAATCAACAACTATTCAAGAAATCTCTGAAGGAGAATAACTATGGCTTTTGCACAGGGTAGCCGTTCCAGTCTCGCTTATATTGCTGAGACAGCATTTGGAACAACACCAGCGTCACCAACATTCGCTAAGTTGCCATTCAATACACACTCTATTGACTTATCAAAAGATCGTGTTGAAGGTAACGAAATTCAATCAGACCGTATGACTCGTGTTGACCGTCATGGCAACAAACAAGCTGGCGGTTCAGTAGAAGTAGACCTTCGTAAAGGTGACTTTGACGAGTTTATCGAAAGTGCTTTCTTTAGCTCTTTCTCAACAGACGTTGTTAAAGTTGGTACAACACCAAAGTACTTCACAATCGAAGACGCTGCTGAAGACATCTCACAGTTCCGTACATTCACTGGTATGGCTGTATCTGGTATGTCAGTTTCCATCGCCCCTAACCAAATGGTTTCAACAACCTTTGATATGGTCGGTAAAGACATGACACAAGCTGCAACAACAGCTTCAACAGGTGGTACACCAACTGCTGCTTCATCTAACCAACCATTCGATAGCTACTCAGGTACTATTTCTGATGGTGGATCATCTATTTCTATCGTGACTTCGATTGACTTCTCAATCCAGAACTCATTAGCACCTACATTCGTTGTTGGTTCTGATGCTGCTCAGTCACTAGAGTATGGTCGTGCGGTTGTTGAAGGTACAATGACTGTCTACTACGAAGACTCAACATTGATCAACAAATTCTTGAACGAGACTGAAAGCACAATCGAAGTATCTGTGGACGATCCTACAGGTGCTAACAGCTACACATTCTTGTTCCCACGAGTTAAGTACAACGGTGCATCTGTCCCAGTACAGAACCCACAGTCACGCTTGATCACAATGCCTTTCGTTGGTCTATATGACGCAACAGAAGACACAAACATCAAACTGACACGTACATCGTAATCCTCTAGCTAGAGGCGGGGGAGCATCGGTGTCGGGTCTGGTGTTCCCCCTTCAATAACCACCCCGACAAACCCGAATCATCACAAAGGAGACCCGATTATGGACTTGATGAACATTGGTACTACCAAAGAAACTACAGACGTTACTTTGTATAACCCAGTAAACTCTGAACTATTGATTAACGAAGATGGCTCAGAGATGACAATTACAATTTGTGGCCCATACTCAAAGAAATATAAGGCCATTTCTCACGCACAACAGAACCGTCGATTGATGAAAGCTCAACGTACTGGTGGTAAGCTAAACCTTACTGCAGAAGAGATTGAAGCATCAGCATTAGACCTTTTGGTTAAGTGTGTAGAGTCTTGGAACATCACAGTAGGTGGTGAACAGCCTGAGTGCAAAGAAGCTAAAGTACGTGAACTATTTGAACAGTTACCTTGGGTACGTGAACAAGTAGATGCAGCTTTAGGTGATGCACAGGCTTTTTTGGACAAGTAAGGGCAGAACTAGAAGAGTTTGCTGAACACTCTTTTAGAATGGGTAGGAAAGTTAAGGGAAAATCAACCGAAGCTGACCACCTAGCCCAAGCAGCAAAACAAATGGGGAAGAGTTTAGACGAGGTAGAACAGTTTAACTCTGATGCACTCTTCCCTGATGTTGCTGCACATATCTGGTCGTCATTCCTAGAACTACACGAAGGTAGAACTTATGGAATGTCAGGGCCAAATCCTATATCCTACGACATAATTAAGGCTTGGTGTGACCTTACGAGTATCACGCTTTCACCGTGGGAAATAGAAACTATAAAGTCCCTTGATAACTTGTGGATCAAAACTATAGGCGAAGAGAATGGCTGACTTAATCGAATTAGATGTAGTAGTTAGAAATAAAGGACTCAAAGAGTCTATTTCCACTACTGAACGTCTAGAACGTCAGATAATCAAGGCATCTAAAGCTCTTGATCAAAACCGCATTTCTCAAGAAAGATACAACAAAATTCTCTTATCAGCTAAAAGAGAATATGAAGCACTTGGTCTGAAGAGTCAAAAAGCTACTGCTCAAGTAAGACGTTTTGCTGATGCACAAAGGGATTTAAGCACTGCTGTAAATGCAGGTGGTGTAGCTGCACAACAAACTGCCAGAAAAACGAATCAACTTGGCGTTCTAATGCAGCAAACTGGTTATCAAGTTGGTGACTTTGCGGTACAGGTGCAATCTGGTACGAATGTTATGGTCGCCCTTGGTCAACAGGCAACACAGCTTGTTGGTACATTTGCCATGCTTGCTAGAAGCACTGCAGCTATTGCTGCGTTCTCTGCGCTTGGTGTTATAGTTCCTATTGTTACAGCTATAGCTGGTGCTTTTATGAGAACAGCTAAATCTGCAGAAGAGGCTGAAGAAAAAGTTTCTGGGTTGGCGAAAACCCTTAAGGACTTTAGGCAAGAACAACGTGCGCTTACTCAGGGTATAACAACTGATCAACTTGCCCTACAAGACCGTATTCGTGCGATTAAAGAGCTTCAAGAAGGGTACTTACAAGTCCTCAAAGACATAAATGAAGAGAACGACAAATCAAAGATTATGAATGTGGACTTGTCTGCCGCCGAAAGATTTGGTGGTTTATTCGGGTCAATCACGAGTCGCTTTGAAGGTGCAGATGTAGAAGAGAAAATAAGACTTCTTGGTGACCTCTTAGTTAAAGCTGCAGCACAAGAACAAGAACTGCAGATTAAAATAAACACTGAGTATTTAAAACGTGTACGTTCTATGGAAGAGGCTAATAAACTTGCCGCTATAGAAAACAGATTTGGTCAAGATCATGTCAAGTATAGAAATGAAGTTCGTAGACAAGCTGAAGTTGCATTAGAGCTAGAAATCAAACAAGCTGGTATTACTGATCTTGTAGCCAGAAAACTAAGAGATAGACTTAAATTCGAGTATGATCTTATTGATGCCAAAGCGGATCAAGATGAACTAGATAGATTGGCTTTAGCTAGACAAGAGGCTATTACAAATAGCACTAAAGCTGCCCTAGCTGTCACAAAAGAGATGACTTCAGCCATTGAAGATAGAGAAGCGGCTGTTAAAGAGATACAAAAAACCCATAATGATGAATTACAGAGTCTCAAGAACCAGATAGAGCTTATTAAAATAGAAGCTCAGTATGGTAAAGATAGCTTAGAGTTAGAGAAAGCTACTGCAGCACAGGCCAGAGAAGCCTATGAACAATCTCGTATTGACGCAGGTATGAAAGGTAACCTTCTCGAATTAGAGATGGCTACATACGATGAATTACAACGACAGAAGAAAACACTAGAAGATATAAACGAAGAGGAAATTAAAAGACTGGCTGCAGTTACTCTTCGTCAAAAAATGATGGATAAGCAGTATTCTGGTCGTGGGGGTGATCCTCGAAAGCAGGGTTCAGACTATATGCAGTCTCTAGAATATCAGACTGTTGAAGAGATCATAGAGGAACTGACTGGCTCTGGAGAAAAAGCTGCTAGAGCTATGGAAGAGCTTAACGACAAAATCAGGGAATTAGAAGACGCTGCTGACCCATTTCGTGAATACAACAGGGAATTAGAGGACTTAGACAAACTACTTAAAGCAGGTAAGATTAGTCAACAGGCTTACAACAAAGCTGTAGACGACCTTAACGAAGGTCTGGGTGACTCAATACAAATCATTGGTGATGTTGAACAAGCGTTCTCAGATTGGATGAGCAGGGGCTTTGACGACTTTAAAACCTTTGTCGGTGACATTCTTAATTCGTTTAAGCAAATGCTTGTTGACATGGCTGCTGCTGCATTACGTAATAAAATCCTAATCCCTATTACTACAGGCATGGCTGCTGGTTTTGGTAGTTCTGCTGCTGCATCGACTATGGCTTCAGGGACAGGTTCTTTTGCTTCAGGCACTATGGGTGCTTCTCTAGCCGCTGGTGCATCCGCTATGGGCAGTGGCTTTATGGCAGGTGTCC